GTAGGAGATGCCGAGCGCGTCGAGGTCCTTGACGATGTTGCGGGCCTCGGTGCCGAACTGGAGGAGGCCCTGTTTCGCGACGGAGAACTCCAGCTTCCCGGACTCGACCATCTGCTCGCGCAGCTGGGTGGCGGCGTCGGACCCGCGGCGGATCGCTTCGGCGAACTCGTCGACGACCTTGGCGTTGAACGCCTTGTCGGCCTTGATGTTCTCCATCGCCGACTGAAGGATCTGCATCCCGATCGTGACCGCGGCGAGCGGACCGGCCGTCGAGATGACCCCGGTCATCGCCGCTTTCAGGTTGCCGCTCGAGAACGCGGCGTCGGCGATGTACTCACCCATCTGCCCGAGCGCGACGCCGGCGGTGCCGCTCAGCCCGGCGATCGACCCCAGGTCTTGGGCCATGTTGCCGTACGCGTTCGCGGCGACGCTCTGACCCTTGCCGATCGCCTCGTTCAGTGCTTCGGTCTGGCCGCGGGCGGTGCCGAGCGACTGGCCGAGCTTCCCGCCGACGTCGGCGTCGGCGGCCTCTTTCAGCCTGGCGGCCATCTCGTCGGCGTTCGCCGTGACCTGCTCGACGGTCACACCCATCGATTTGAGGTCCCCGACGAGGCCGGTCAGGTTCGCCTTGCCGGCCAGTTCCGGGCCGAGCGCCCGGCCCAGTTCCTCCGCCGCGGCGGCGGTGGCGTGGGCCTCCATCGTGACGTCCTCGAGCTGGGTGAGGACGCTGCGGACGTCGGCGTCGACCTCGACCTTGACGGGCTTCTCAAGTTTCTCGCCGGCGTCGGCGATCTCCTCGAGCTGGTCGGCGGCCTTGTCGGCGCCCTCGACGACGACTTTGGCCTTGAGGTTGGCGTCACGGGCCACCGGTCACCCGCCGATCCGCGCCCACTGGGCTTCGGCGTCCCTGGCGGCGGCCTGTAGGCCCGTCTCGGCTGCTTCGGTGAACGTGCGGCGTGCCGGTACCCCGGACACCGTCACGGTCCTCCTCGGGCCGTACGGGGTGCGGAGGAACCCGCCGCCGCGGGCCTTCACGGTGTGGGTGGAGGTGCCGCCCTCGAGGATGCCCCACACCCGCATCGACCCGTCCGCGGTCACCTCGGCCTCACCGCGCCGGGCCGTCACCCTGGTGGTGGCGCGGCCGAGGCCGCGGCCGTGACTCAGTCCGCCGTCGCCGCCGGTGTCAGCCCGCAACCGGGCCGTGATCGTCTCGTCGACGACCTCGGCACCGGCCGCGGGCCAGTCATCAGCGAACCGTTGGACGTCCCGCGCCCAGCCACGAATGGTGTCGGCGCCCGCCACTCACGCCGACGCCTTCTCGCGGGTGCGGCCCGTGCGCGACTCGGTGTCGCCCTCGCCGTCGCGGGTGAGCGGCGGCGGGTTCGGCGGCACGATCGACGTCGTGGTCCCGGTCCCGAACATGATCTGCGGCTTCGACGACAGCGGCAGCGACACGTCAGCGGTCAACGTTTCACGGGCTGGGCCGCCGATGGTGCCGGCGACGAGACGGACACGGCCGATCATCTTCGGGGGCAGCGTCCCGGTGTTGTCCGCCATGCCGAACAGGACGTACGCCTCGAGGGTGTCGTTCTCGAACAGGAACGCGTTGAACCCGGCCGCCACGTTCGGGTCCTGCAAGAAGCTGAGGTCGAGGGTGTACGACGTCTCGGCCGGTTGCGGGATCGACCGGGCCGGACCGCAGAACGTCGCCGGGACATCGGTCGTCGTGGTGTCCTGCGCCGCGGTGAGCGCGCCGGCGGTCGCCTGACACGTCCACGTCGCCGAACCGGCGTCGTAATCGGCGAGCGTCGCCGTGTCGACTGTGGCCCCGGTCGGGGCGAGCCAGGTGTCGGCGTAACCGACCTCGGCCTTGTCGACGACCGAGAAGGCGATGGTGCCCAGCTCGATCTGGAAGATGGTTGCGTCGGCCATGTCAGGCTCCGATCGGGACGGGTGGGATGGTGGCGGTGGTCGGGGCGGGCGGGCACAGGGTGCGGGCCGTGATCGTGTTCGTGGCGGTGATGACGGTGGCCCGCAACGTCGACTCGAGCGGGACGCCGGTGAGCGCGGCGGGACGCCACCCGTCGTGGTAGAAGCGTTCGGCTCCTTCGACGGCGTCGACGACGGCGGAGACGAGACCGCGCAGACCGGCGATCTGGGCGTGGACGGCGCCGTCGTAGACGACCCACACCGCGAACCGGACGACGGTGACCGTGGTGGCCGAGCCGATCGTCGCCGGGTTCCCCTCGTCCTCACCGATCCAGATCTTCGGCGCGACGACCCGCCCCGCGGGCGGGGGGTACGGGTCGACGCGGCCGGGCAGCACAGGCTCGAGCGCCGCGTACAGGACGGCGTGGGCGTCGTCGAGGCGGGATGCCATCAGGCGACCGCCCAACGTTCTTTGCGGTGCCCGATGGTGGCGTCGAACAAGGCCAGCAGGTCCGGGTACGGCGTCGCCGTGTACGTCCCGGCCGACATCGGGTGATCCGCCCGGTACAGCAAGATCACGGCCTCTTCGAGGGCGTGCTGAAAGTCGGGGGCCGGCGGTGGCCCGTCGATGACGACGACCCGATCCACGTAGGCGTCGATCTCGACGCCGGCGACCGCGACGAGGGTGCGGATGAGGGTGGCGTCCACGTCGCCGCCCTGCAACCGGAGCTTGTGCATGACGGCGGCCGAGGTGGCGTCGACGTCGTACCAGACTCCGGTTGCGGGGGGCGGCGACATGTCGGTCACTTGCTCGTGGACCTCGCGGCGCCGGCGGTGGCGGACACGGAGCATTCGCACAGGGCGAAGGGCTCCGGGACGGCGGCCTTGCCGCGGGTCTCGGCGAGGATCACCAGCGTGTTGCGGATGAACAGGTCGGCGTGCGAGTCGGACATGAACACGCTGGACACGTTCCGGTCGAACCAGGTGACACCGGACTTGAAGTCGCCGACGAGGGCGGTGCCGGCGGCCTGGAGCGTCGACGAGATCGGCGTCAGTCCCCAGAAGTTCGTTCCGACCGTCGGACCGTTCAGCGTGCCGCCCATGACGGCGATGTCGAGCGCCGCCCAGTCGGCCGGGTTCAGGATCACCGCGTTCGGCTGGTAGCCGTTGCTCTGGACGGTGCCGATCCCGACGCGGATGGCGTCGAGCAGGTTGCCGCCGACCGGCACGGTCGCCACCGGGAGGGTGGCGGCGGTGATCGCCGCCTGGATCTGGTCGACGATCGCCAGGGTGACACCGCGCCGCAGCTTGCCTTCGATGACGCTGCGGATGTACGTGGCATCTTCGAGCGCCTGGCGGGTGATCTGGATCCAGTGGGCGAGCGTGTCGAGCGGTGCCGACGCCGGTGTGAACGTCAACGCCGCTTCGGGCTTCGCCAGGCCTTCGCCGACGACCTGCGCCTTCGGGTCGCCGGAAACGACGACCCACTCGACGGTTCCGGACGACACGCCGACGATGTCGACGACGGTCAGCAACGGCGGCATGATCACGTCCTGGACGCGTGGTGGCAGCACGTAGTTCGGGATCGACAGGTCGGTCGTCATGATCGCGGCGCGTTGCTGATGCGGCATGAAGTCGGTGATCTCGACGGTGCCGGACTGGCCGCGTCCGCTGTACGACCGGAACTGCTCGGACTCGACGAACGACTGCCCGAACGACGTGTGCTCGACGACCTGCCGGCCGCGACCGGTGGGCTGGCGGGCCTCGATGCCCTGCTCGCGGTGTTCCTCGAGGCGGGTGGTCAGCGACGCGAACGCCCGAGTCGACTCGGCGTCGGAGTTCCAACGCTCCAACTGCGGGTCGATCTCGGCGATGCGGGTCTCGAGACCGGCGAGTTCACGCTTCTCGGCTTCGGTGGTGTCACGGTCGTCGGATGCGGCGGTCTCGCCGATCTGCGACATGCGCTCGGTCAGACGGACACGCTCGTCATGCAGGCGCTTCAGGTACGAAATCACAGTGGAACCTCCCAGAGGGACGCGGATGGGGCGTCGGCGGGGTTCTTGCTGCGGTTCCGCTGTCCTCGGGCGAGCCGCCGGCCTGGCGGGCGTTTCCGGTGTCGCGGGCGAGAGTAGGTTGCGCCGTCGACGACTCTAGTCACCGCACCCAGTGCGAGGGAAGCATCACCGGCGCCAGATTCACGGCGGGCATCGACGCCACGAGTGCCTGAGAGGCCCCTGAGAGCCTCGTAGAGGCCGGCTGACGGGTCGCCAGGACCCTCGCCCCGTCGTAGGCGGCAATCGGGCAGAGCGACACTTCGTGGAGTTGGGCTTCGATGATCTCGCGGGCGCCGTCGGCGCCGCGGGTCTCCCGCTTGGGGAGGAACCCGACCGAGAACGCGTCGAGCATCCCTTCGCGCACCTCGGTGAGGACGGCGTCCCCGGCCGGCGTCGCGGCGATACGGAACTGGGCCCAGCAGCCGCCCTCGTTCGTCGCTTTCCACTGGAGCGCCTTGCCGACGGCGGTGCCGTGCTCGTGCGAACGGAACAGCTTCACGAGGTGCCCGCGTTCCTTGATCGTGCGGGTCAGCGAACCGGGCCGGAACCGTTCCCCGCGGGGGTCGTCGGTCAGGTACGACGTCTCGCCCCACGGCACGACGATCCCCTCCACGATCCGCTCGGACATGTCGGGGACCCGGAGCTCGAGGCCGGGGAACGTGGCGTGGACGACGTCGGTCACGGGATGCCTCCGGTGGCGATGGGCGGTCGGTTCTCGAGGGCGCGGGCTTCGTCGCGGGTGATGATCCCGAGCGGGATCCCGATCGCGTACGTCTCGTACCGGGTCTTCGTGTCCGCCCGCAGGAGGCCGTCGACCTCGACACGGGCCTTCGTCCCGGCCGGCAACTGGGCGGCGAGGACGGCTTCGATGCGGGCGATCCACGGCAGCAAGGTGAGCTCGTACAGCTCCAACATCCGGGTCTCGTTCGTCGAATACGTGAGCGAGTCGCCGGTGGGGCCGCCCAACATGCCCGGCGGCAGTCCGAACATGAGGGCGACCTGGGTCAGGGTGAGCCGGGCGAAATCCATGGCGTCGGTGTCGACCGGTGACCACGTCAACGGATGAAACTCCGTCGTCGCGTTCAGGACGGCGATGGAGCGGCGGCCGCCGTGCTGCGTCATCCACCGCTGCTTCAAGTTGTCGGCCTGTTCCTGGGTGACGTTCGGCTGCGTCGTCTTCAAGTAGCCGGCCGGGACCCCGGCGGCGAACGCCGAGCCGATGTAGCCGCCGAGCGACTTCGCGACGCCGAGCTCGCCGGCGAACCGGGTCAACACCCCGGTCCCGCGGCCGTTCACGATCGGTTGCTCGCCGCGCAGGTGGATGATCTCGCCGGGATCGAGACGGACGTCGGCGACGTGGTAGCGGCCGTCGACGACCTTGACGTCGTCGGGGTGGAGCACCCACAGCGGCGGCTTCGGCGCCCCGGTGATGTCCCGCGACGGCACGTAGATGAACCCGTCACCCCACCACAGGGCGGACAGGATCCATTGTCCCCACACGTCGACGGAGGACCAGCGGGTCTCGTTCACGGACGCGGTGTCGACGACCCGGCCGTCGAGGCGCAATGCCTGGGGGTCGTCGATCCACGCCGGGGTCGGCAACCGTTCGGTCTTGTCCCGGTAGACGTGCCACGGCAGCGCGGCGAGCGTGTTGACGATGATGCCGGTGGCCCGGTGCACGGCCGGGATGCCGGTGCCGGGCGGGGTGTTCGCGCCGGGGATCGGGTTCCCGAACGGGCCGCCCGTCCCGCTGGTGCCGGCCGGACCCATCCACCAGAGCCACGGCTGCTCGACTTCCCAGCCGTCCGGGGTGTTGTCGAGGACGTCACGGCCGTCGGTGGCGGTCAACAGGCTGCCGCGGATGTTCCGCAACGCCAGACCGGCCAACGCGACGCGTTCGCGGACGGTCACGTCAGCGGCTCCATAGCACCCCAGTATGCGTTACCGCAATCATTGTTGGCGAGCATTGATCAGAACACGCCGGCCGGTTCGTACCGGACGGGTTGGGTGTCGACGAGCCAGACCGCCAACGACGCGGCGACGATTGTTGACACGTCGCCGCGGTGCCGGTCGAACACCCACCGGTCCCCACGCTGCCGGCGGGCCAGCGACGTCACCGCGTCCTGGAGGCGCGGGTCGCCGGTGTGGGCGACCCGGCCGGCGGTGACGGCGTCGACGAACCCGGCCGCGGCGTCGGCGACGTCATGCGACGACGCCTTGTGGACCTGCACCCGCTGCGCCAACGCCGGGATGAGGGTGGACGCCGGCCCGTAGTTGTCGACGACCGCCACCTGCGCCCCCGTCGCGGCGACGTAATCGACGACCCAGTCCACCCCCGGCCGCACCTCGAGCACCTTGACCGCCACCAACTCGTCGACGGGGGCAGCGGCGACAACGGCGGCACCGGCCCGGTCGGCGTCCACCTCCACCGCCACCACCGACACGTTGTCGACCTGGCCGTACGGCAGCTCGGACCAGACGTCCGGGGCGATGACCTGCCGGGACTGCGACCACGTGGTCCGACACAGGTACTCGCGGGCGAACGCGTCGGTGCCCATCGTCTCGGCCATCCGCGACAACTGGGCCGTCGTGAGCCCTTCGGGCTGATCCAAGGTCGGGATCGTGCGCGCCCACGTCTGCGGATCCAGCGGGTCGTCATCGTCGGCGCAGGACCACTCGAGGTGGACCCGGCTGCGGTCGTCCTCGGCGACGGCGCGCCGGCCCAGCTCGCGTTGCTGGTTCAACAGTTCGGCGTGCTCGTCGCCGGCGTTCGACACGACGATCAGCTGGGCCCCGAACGACGTGGACGCGCCGTCGCGTTGCGACATCGTCGGCCCCATCACGTCGAGCAGCCACGGCTCATGGGCGAGCGCCTCGTCGATCACGACGAGGTCCAGGGCGAGACCGCGGGCACCGGTCCGGCTGGGGGTGACGACCCGGTACTTGGAGCCGTTGTGCCAGTTGACGCACTCCTCCCCGTTCTTCAGCACGACCTTCGCGACGTGGCCGGCCAGCTCGGAGTCCATGATCATCTCGACGTGCTCCCGCCACCGGCCCAACGCGCCGATCCGGTCCTGCGCGGTGAACGCGACGTGCTGCGGCCCGACCGGATGCCCGACCAGGTCGGCGACCGCGTGCAGGTCCGGCGCCAGGCACCGCATCGCCACATCCGCCGTCACCGCTGTCGTCTTGCCGGTCTGACGGCCCGCGATCGTCAAGCACACCCCGGCGGCCAGCCGACGCCGACACGCCACCGTGTCGGTGAGCTCGTACGACACGTCGGCCCGATGCTCCTGCCACGGATGCAACGTCAGCCCGAGCCCGACCGCGAGCTCGGCGACGACCCGCCCCAACGTCGGCACGTCATGGCGCCTCGACCCGATCCGCGGCTCGAGCAGATCACCCACGTCGCGGCCGCTTCGGCTTCGGTGGCAGGCCCGCACGCCGGCGGGCGTCGCGCACCTGCGTCGCCGCCCGCCAACCACCCCGCCGAACATTGCAATGCAGATGCGCCGGCC